ACCCCACTGCGGCAGTTGAAGTGCAGGGGGGGCCAGTTGCTGGCCCACCATGGGTCATTGGCGCGCAGAACAGTGCCGTTCCGCGCCCGACATATCTCCGTGGTGCGGCTGTCCAGCACGGCGTCATACATGAGGTAGGGGTGGGTTTTCTGCACCTCGGGGTCCTGGAGCTGGGCCCAGCGCCCCGACTGGTAGGCCATCTGGACATTGGTGCGGAAAATGGTCTCCACCCGCTGGCCGTTTCTCCTCCCCCAGGCCGCCTCCAGCCGGTTGCGGATGCCATCGGCCCACTCGCGGTAGGGGGTGCCATCCTCAAGCGCTTTGGTCAAGGACTCCCACACCTCGGCCACCACGTCCAAAAGGGCCACCCCGCTTACGGTAAACGCTTTGCGCCGGACTTGGGCGGTGAGGGTGTCCCACTCCTCCCGCGTGAGGGGCACCCGGGCCTGGAACCAGGCGATGGCCTCCTCGGGCCGGGTGAGGTCAGCGCTAACCCGCCACATCCCGCACCACCGCGTACCGCCCCGCTAACTCCGAAAGGAGAAAGGCAGCCTCCATGAGGCCAGCCAGCTCGGTTGGATCGGCTTCGGGGACAAGGGCTATGAGCCGCCGGCGCAGGGCCTCGTAGTCCCCAGCTTCCTCTACAGCCTGGAGGACGACATCCAGTTGCTTGCGCAGGAGGGGCACCGCCGCCTTGATGGCCTCGTCCGCCACCTGGTCAACGTAAAGCTGGCCCTGGACGAAACCGCTGGAAAGGGCCACCCGGTCCCCAGAGGCCAGGCGCACCGTTTGGGTGGAGGCCTCCTGGGCCACCGGCACCCCGTAGGCCTCCAGGATGGCCCGGAGGTCCACCGGCGCTCCGGCCTGGGTAAGCCCCTGAAGGGCCTGGGCCAGCTTGGCCAAGGTCTCGGCCTCCACCCGGCGGTCCTCGGGGGGCGTGGTGTCCCACCGAGGCCAGGGGGCGAGGCGGGCGGAACCCCAGTTGTACTCGGCCCACCAGCGGACGACCCCTTCCCGCAGGGAGGTGGCCAGGGACTCGGCGTCCGCCTCCAGAAGGTCCTGGCGCACCATGTTGTGCACCTGGGCGGCGGCGTAGGAGCCCCCCTGGACCTCGGTGGTGAGGTTCTGGCCCAGGACGGCCACGGCGATGGCCCGGTCTGCCCATGCAATGGCCGCCTCCCGGCCCCGCCACACCTCCCCCGAGGGCGAGAGGATGTCCATCTCGTAGCCGGGGGGGAGAACCAGCCCGGTGTCGGCCCCCATGCCGGCCAGGAGCCGGGCCAAATCCTCCCGCTCATCCTGGGCGCTCATTTCCCCAGCTTTAGCCACCCGCACTGCTCCCACCTCGTTGTCCCGGGCCCAGTACCGGGCGGCGTCCAACTTGATGAGCCAGGGTAGGGCGATAGCCCGCCACAAGCCCATCTCCCAGGGCCGCCTGGAACCATAGGGGGTGTAAAGCCACCAGGCCCCCTCCTTTAGGGGATGCTTGGTCTTCTCTCGGGTGCGCACGTACCAGCGCTCCTCCTGGGGGTCAAAGTAGAGGTACCGGGGGTGCCAGGGCTCCAAGTGGGGGAGGAGCCTCCCCGTCTCCTCGTCCTCCCGCCAGTCCAGGCGGGCCAGGCCCACCCCCAGGAGGAGCCCCCAGGCCAGAACCTGGTAGAGGGCCTCCTCGGGGGCGAAGCGGAAAAAGTCCAGCTCGAGGGCCCGGGCGATGGTCTTCCCCTCCCGGTCGTTGGGCCGCTCCACAAGGAAGGGCAGGCCTAAAAGCCCCCGCACCCGCACGCCCACCGTGGCCGCCACCCGGTCGTCCGCCAGCATGGCGCCCACCAGGTCCGCCGCCGGGAGAAGGTTCCCCCCCATGGCGGCCCGTGTGGCGTAGGCCAGGTCCACAGGAGCCCACTCCCGCCACCCCCAAGGGGAGGGCTCCCGAACGAGGTCGCTTAAGCTTCGTGGATTCTTCGCCATATCTCCTCCAGTTTGGGCCTAGCCAGGGCGTATTCCACCAGGGTAGGGCGGTCGGCGTGCAAGAAGCGGGCTAGGTCCCGGGCCTCTGGGCTGCGCTCCTTTTCGGGCAGGTGGAGCTCCAGGGCCTCTCGCAGAACCAGCCGCACGTGGTTCCAGGGATACCAGCGCCCGGCCACGCGGATCCAGTAGCTTCCGGGCCGCCCCACCACGGGCTCAAACCCCGCCCCCCGCCCGCTCCCAGGCGGTCCCGCCCGCCGCATCCGGCTCCTCAGCGCTCCGTGGAAGGCTAGGGCCCAGCGCTCGCGGGCCCTTCCGTTAGCTCGTAAGTGTAAAAGATAGCCCCGCAGCGCCTGCACCTGTACCGCCTCACCAAAACCACGTCCGGCCATATTCCCTCCAATCTTACACGACGACAGGATTTCACTTCTCCGCTCCCACACTGAGGGCAGGGCACCTTGACGTAAGGTAAGCCTTTACGGGGCATCAGACACCACCCCCACCACCCCGGAGCCCGCTCCAGCGCCCCGGCACTTTCAGAACCTGCCCAGTTCCCCTCGAGGCCCTCGCCGCGTCCAGGGCCAGAGCCAGGGCCATGACCAGGTCGTCGTGAAGCCCCTCGGGGGCGGAGTAGGCGTAGCCCCCCGAGGGCAGAGGACGGGCCTCAAAGGCCCGCAGCTCGGCCAAAAGCTCAGGGTGGGGGTAGAGGAAGAGTTCCTGGGTCTCCAGGGCCGACTGGAGGCGCCCCACCAGGTTTTCCTTAGACCTGGTGTCCCGCCCGTCGTCCCTACCCCCGGTGATGCGGATGGGCCTCACCCGCGGCCACTCGGCCCGGATACCCTCCCAGGCGGCGTCCCCCACGCCGGTGGCGTCCACGTGGGCGTAGGCCTCGTAGCGGGCCAGGATGGCCGCCACCTTCCGGGCGGTGAGGGTGTAGGAGAGCCCCCGCCACCTCTCCACGCGCACCAGCTCCAGCTGCGCCCCCAGGCGAAGGACCGCCACGGCGGTGTAGTCCTGGCTCCGGGCCAGGTCCACCCCGGCGGCGTAGCGCTCCCCCGGCCTCGGGTCCTCGGGGCCCTGGAGGAGGAAAGCGGCCTCCAGGGCGTCCTCGCTAAAGACCCGGCCCTCGGCGTCCACCCACTCGGCCAGAATCTCCTGGCGGTAGCGCTCCTGAGTCATGGTGGCGGCCATGCGGGCCAGCTCCTCCTGGGAGAGGAAGGGGTTGCGGTGGGAGGGCTCGTGGAAGTGGGCCCACGTCGGGTCGCCCAGGGTCAGGTTCCAAAGTTCATAGAAGGCGTTTCTCCCCTTCGGGGTGGACGCTATCCAGGCCGAGCCCAGGCGGTCTAAGAGGGTGGGGAGGATGGCCTCTTCCCAGACTTGTGCTAAACTAGGGGTGAAAGCGGCCTCGTCTATGATGGCGAGATTGTAGGCCCTTCCCCGCCCTGGCACGTCCTTTGAGTCCAGGGACCAGAACTCTATACGCCCCCCGGAAACGTAGCGGATGACGGGTTGGGGCCGCTCGGCGGCCCTGACCACCCCGGACCTGGTTCGGCGCAGAAGCTCCTCGTAGGCCGGGGCCAGGAGGGAGTAGATGGGGGCAAACCAGCCCACCGCCTGCCCCCGCTCCGTCGCGGCCTGGGCCGCCAGGCGGAGGAGCAACGTGGTCTTCCCCCAGCGCCTCCCGCACCGGAGGATGTTGAACCGCCTGGCAACCTCCACCACCTCCCGCTGGGCGGGGTGGAGGGGCGGAAAGACCAGGGGGATGACCCGCTTCACCCGTCCACTACCTTGAGCTCAACGCCCTCCAGGCTCACCTGCTCCACCCGCTCGGTGTAACCCCGCTCCTTGCCGATGGTCTTCAGGACGAACACGACGGCCCAGGGCTTCCCCGCCAAAGCGGCCTGGATGAGGCGGCTCTCCACATCGTCCAGAATCTCCTCCCGAACCTCCCGCAGGAGACTTTCCAGGCCGTGGCGCTGGATAGCGGCGTAGAGTCCCTGCCTGGTCACACCCAGAGCCCGCGCGGCCACGGCCAGGACGCCCCGAGAGGCCCGGAGGGCTTCCTCTACCTTCTTTTTGGTTAGCTTCTCCATGCCCTCTCCTATGTGTCAAAACACGTCAACTCCGCTCCACCTCCTCCACCACCAGCCGCACTTTGCCCGGCCGCTCGGGAAGGTTTCGTTCTGCGTACAGCTTAGCTACCTGGTAGTCGTCCTTCAAAACCCCAGCCCCCACAAGAGCATCCAAAAGAGCTTTTGTGATGTTGTCCAGATCCCGCTTGCGGCGGTCTGGCGGGTGGGCAAACACGTAGACCGTCACCTCCCCCGAGCACCGCACCCCCTGGGCCTTCAAAACCGCCCAGGCTTCTTTATGCCACCGCCGCGCCTGGGGAGAGAGGTAGCGGCCCCGGCCTCTAGCTCCCCAATAGTGGTTGATTGAAGGAGGCCAGGGCAAAAGCACATCCAGGATTTTCACGCTTCACTTCCCCTCCTCCCGCAGGACCCCCCGGCCCTCCGAGGCCCCACGGGTAGAAGGGTGCCGGACACCAGATACGGGGGTTTGCCAGCTTCCAGGGGTCGGACCCAGACGCTGGTATCCGGGCGGGTTAGGGGTACCCGGCGACCCCAATTGAGCCGGTACCTCAGGCGCACCGCACCTGTAAGGGTCGTGTTTGCATTGCGAGATTATCTCCATTACCGCGATTTGACGCTAAGGGTTTTTCTAGTCCTCTAACTTCAAAACGACATTCGCGCCCAGCACGCGCAAAGTGGCGGCTTTGATTTCCTCGAGGTGCTTTTGCGCTCCTTGGAAGTAGAAAATTTCTTTTTTACTGAACATCAGCACCACCTGACCATCCTCAAAACGTGTCCGAGCTTTGCGAACAAAAGATCGAACAAGCGGTCTGAGGAGCTTCAAAACTTCCTGCCAGCCACGCTTTAGGTCAAATTCTTTCAAGCCGCCTCCCGTTCACTCCATACCAGGCCCTGGGCCCGCCCGTTGCGGGCTAGCCATAGCGCCCAGGGGCTCAGGTCTACCCAAAAATCCAACTGCTGCTGATCGCTGCCCT